CAGTGGTGGCCACCGCGGCGCCGGCTTGCGCTGGACAACACCCGCGACATGGCCGACTGGTCCCTGGGCCGCTACCACCTGGCCATCGGTGCCGACTGGAACTGCAAGCCCACGAGCGGCGTGCTCAAGCCTCTGCGCAAGGCCGGGCTGGTCTCGAGCCAGGACTTCAAGCGGCTCGGCACACACCACAGGCGACCGATCGACGCCTTCATGTACAAGGGCCTGATCTGCTTGGGCTCCGAGACCCTCGAGACGACCTCGGACCACGATGCCTACATCGTCGAGCTCGAGAGAAAGGAACGGCTGCGATGAACAAGAGCGCACGCCTACAGATGCACCGGGATCTCGCCCGGAGGCAGGTGGTCAAGCCCGACCCGTGGGAGCTCATCGAGTTCCGTGGCTGGACGATGAGCCGCTACACGGCCGCCGCGCTGTCCGTGCTCGAGGAGGAGCTCGGCTACGAGCTGACCATCGTCAATGGCCCGTACAACGACGACGTGGCCGCCAGCGCCAATACCCACAACGAGGATGCCGTGGTCGACCTGGCGCCGTACCAGGCTCGCCGCAAGTGCATGGCCAGCCGAAAGCACGGCTGGGCCAGCTGGATCCGTCCCTACAACTGGAACGGACGCGGCGGCGGGAAGCACCTGCACCAGGTGCTCAAGGGTGCACGCGATGTCAACGAGCTGGCCGAGTGGCAGCGTGACGTGGCCTACCCCAACCGTTGGTCTGGTCTGGTCGGCAACGCCACCGACAACTTCCCCTATCACCCCGAGCTCACGGCGTTCGACTACAACGCCTGGTGGCACGATGGGCTGCTGGAGAAGCAGATCGACGGGATCAACGCCCGCATCAAGGGCCTGCGCGAGCGGATCTCCGCGCTCATCGCCAAGCGCAAGCTGCTCAAGGCTCGGTTGAGCGACTGACCCATGGCACAGTTCCCCGTCCACTACCGCCCGAGGCCGTACCAGCAGGAACTCCATCAGATGTGGAGGACCAAGAGGTACGGCCTCGCGGTGCTGCCCCGGCAGACGGGCAAGGACGTGGCTGCGTCCAACGAGCAGATGGAGGCCAGGCTCCGCACACCGAAGACGACCGGCACTTACGTCAGCCTGAACAACCCGATGATCCGCGACATCCTGTGGGACAAGACCTACCTGTGCCCGCACTGTGGTGTCTACGTGCAGGGTATGCAGGACCAGGTGCCGACCAGCGAGATCGACTGGAAGTCCACGGTGATGGAGGGCCGCTTCAAGAACAAGAGCCGGCTCAAGCTGCAGGGCTACTTCCAGTCCGGCCAGGACAAGGGCGGCGTCGGCACCTCGTTCCAGGACTACACCTTCACCGAGCTGGCGCTGTTCTTCCGCGAGGACCCGATCCCGCGGATCATGCCGATCCTCGAGAACCGGCTCGAGGAGAAGCGGCTGATGGTGGTCAGCACTCCACGTGGTCGGCGCAAGAACCCGCTGTGGCAGCTGATGCAGGCGCTCTCGGGCAACTCCGAGGCGCAGGTCATCGTTCGTACGATCGACGACCTGAACGAGATCATGCGTCGCAACGGCCTGCCGCCGGTGCTGACCAAGGAGCAGCTCGAGTCGATCCGTGATACCTACCTCAAGCGCTTCGGCAACGACCGGATGTTCGAGCAGGAGTACCACGTCTCGTTCGAGGAGATGGACGCCGCTGCCGTCTATGGCGAGGCGTACATGGCGATGATGCGCGAGAAGCGCATCCACCTGTTCAACCTCCGCGACAGCCACCCCGTCTACGTGGTCTTCGACATCGGCGCCTCTGGCATGCACTCCGACGCCACAGCCTGGATCGCGTTCCAGTTCATCAACGGGCAGCTGTTCCTCTACGACTGCGGCGAGGGCCACGGCAAGGCGCTTCCTGAGTACGTCGACATCCTGCGGGAGAAGCACTACTTCAACCGTATCGCCTGGATGATCCTGCCATGGGACGGTGAGCACCACGAGAAGGCTGTGAACACCACGCCGGCCGACATGATGCGCGAGAAGTTCGGCAGGGTCGCCGTGCTCGCCAAGTCGAACAAGGTCTACAAGATCCCTGGCGCTCGACAGGGCGACTTCGACATCATCACCGACATCCAGCAGGCTCGGATCCAGCTCTACAACACGATCATCCACGGCTCGCTCGACGAGACCACGACCGAGTCGGGACTCATCGTTCCGACCCAGGAGGGCAACTGCCAGTGGCTGCTCGAGTGCTTCGAGAACTACAAGTACGACTTCAGCACCAAGCTTCAGATGTGGACCGAGAAGCCAGTGCACGACAAGTACTCGCACATGATGGACGCCTACCGCTACGCGGTGCAGGCGACCAAGGAGCTGGAGTTCTTCGGCGACACGTTCTTCGACGTTCCGGGCCAGAAGGCTAGCGTGGACTACGAAGAAGACTGGTCAGGAGTGTGGAGACGATGAAGCCCGTGAGCATCCGGCAGGCGCTACAGCATGTGGCGGACTACCCCGAGCCCGTTGACGACGTCGTGCTCAACATGCCCGTACACGAGTGTGTCGCTCGCGCCCTCTTCGACATTGCCAATCGACCGGACCAGTCGGTTCGTGGCAGCATGAGCAGAGCGAACAAGGCGCGCAAGATGATCATGGACCGGCTCGCTGGTAAGCGCCGGACAGGAACCAAGCCCGTGTCCGGGGTAGCCGACGAGATCGAGTTCCTGGACTTGACCGGAGGAGGAGAGCTAGATGGATGACCTCGAGCTGATCGCCGTGTCCACCTTGACCGACGATGTATGGAAACTCGGCACGGCCCCTCTCAGCTTCGACGAGCTGCTGCAGCTCGGAGAGCTCGTGGCTACCGGGCACGACAACGTCATCGTGACGCTCCCGCCTAGCCTGCTCCCTCAGTGGAAGGACGCGACATGATCAACTTCCTGTCCAAGTGCTTCGCCTTCATCATGTTCGTCATTCTGGGCCTGGTGTTCTGGGTCCTGATGCTTCAGCCTGCGATCGTGGGCCACTACTGATGGCCGGCGAGCTCGTCCCTGTCCGGAACCTCAAGTTCCGCAAGCAGGTCCCCGACATCCACCGTGCCAGTCTGGACACTCGGCTGGTGTGGCTCTGGCATCAGCGCTTCGGCACGGTGCAGACGATCTGGAACGAGAGCCGAGATGTCCTCGATCACACCGCCGCGACCCTGATCCTCCAGGCGATCATCGCCAAGGACCTCGAGTCCATCGGGCAGCTGTTCCAGCGCCTCGAAGGTGGCGCCCTGGACGACGCCACGCTGGCTGAGCGCCTGGTCGACGAAATCCGGATCTAGCCGGAGGTCGAAATTCGCCGCCTGGCCCACAGAATGGGGGCCTGGGGGCGCGTACAGACCGAGCAGCGGCAGGAGGCCCGGTGCTCCAGCGTCTGGTCGTCAGGGCGCGTTTCCGGCATCTGCCGGCTGGTGTCCGGCAGCAGGTCCAGGGGGAGGAACCACCGGGTGTGGAACCTGACCGCCCGGGGATCGTCCGGCCTGTTGACCCCATTGACCCGCTGAGCCGGGTCCAGGGGCTTGTAGCGGGTGTAGTTGGAGTACACCCGCGTCCCGTCCGGGAGCACCCGGATGCGGTGCTCACTCATTCAACTCTCTCCCATCGAGGCTGTGATGCACGAGGAGCCATCCCATACTGCCGTCTTCACGCTGTACCGGCTCGGCTGTCGGCACACAGACGCAGTCTTCCGAGACCTCGTGCTCGACCAGGTCATTGACAGGGACCACATGCTGAGTCACGGGTTGAGCGTCTTCTGCATGTACTCGGCGTAGAGCGTCAACGTCATCGGCCGGTGACGCTTCACGTACCACCCGGGCTTCACCCGGTACGCCTTGGGGATCTTCCGCCCCATGATGTAGGTCATGTATGGCTTGCCGAAGTAGAACCTGAGGCACTGGTTGATCTTCCGCAGGTCGGAGCGCCACGGCACCTTGGGTGCGTCAGGGTTGGCCAACTCCGCGGCGACCATGTCCGCCATGCTGATCCCGGTGGCCCACTCGTAGATCATCACCGCTGCGACACGGTGGCCGTGGATCGGGCTGAGCTGGCGCAGGAACTTGCGTGTCTCGCGCTCCCACTGCACCAGGTGTGGGTTCTCCTTCACGAGGTACTTGTCCTTCGTGAAAGGCATCTTCGCTCGTTCTGTGTCGGGCAGGACGAGCTGGTCGAGCCGACGGCTTCCGTCAGCCGCGCGTGCCGTTGAAGGCACGCGCGTGGCGTTTGCATCCTTGTTGAACTTCTTCTGAAGAACCAGCTCGACCTCCGTGAGAAGGCTTCGCTCTTCGAGTGGTGAGGTCATGCACGAAATTTTATCAGAAAAAGAGTGGGGCACACCCCGAAGGATGTGCCCCACTCTCAGTCGATCGGATCGAACATCTGACTCAGCGGGGACTCGATCTCCACTGGATCCCAAGGATCGTCGTCTCGGGACGGATCAGGCAGTGACAGGTCTGGGCAGTGTAATGTGATCCATCGACCTTCGATCATCACGAACTTCTCGTGATGACGGCCCTCCACTCCACACTCCAAACACCTGCCGTCCTTGTCGAACTTCTTGGCCATGGTGTTAGACCAGCTGAGCGCCGGAGATGGAGTACTGGTTGATGTTCTTCACCAGCTTGACCACCTCGTCGTTGGGTAGGCCGACCTCGAGCGCACGGTCGGCCAAGGCCGTCTCCCAGTTGGGGACCTTGGCCTGAGCCATCTCCGCGCCGATGGCGAACAGCGTGTTGTTGCGCTTGCCCGGCTTGATGGGCCGAGCCAGCCTGGTGAGGATCTCGTCGTGCAGCATTGCGACCTCCATGGGGTCTTCGTCGGTCAGGACCGTGGCGATCCTGTGGTGGGTGGCCGCGAGCTTCTGCTCTCGGTTCTTGAGGATCTGGACCAGGTGCTCCGGCAGAGGCGCCGGCTCACGCACGTTCCAGCGTTGTGTGTTGTAGTGGTAGACGCAGCCCGTGGCACGGAAGTCCACGCCCTGCTCGAAGCCGATGCGATCGGCCAGACCCCCGTATCCTCGCTCCGGGTGCCACTCCTCCTCGTAGATGTAGAACAGGTGATACCCGTTCCCGGACTTGCTGGTCTCTGCCAGCGTCGGTGGGAGCACCAGCTTCTTGGCTCCACCGATCCCGCCGTTCTTACCGTCAATGTCGATGCACACCAGCCAGGTGCTGCGCATCACGAAGGCAAAGGCCCACTTGTCACGCTCGTAACCGAAGAGCACACGCCGCTCGTTGAACTCGCCTCGCATGTAGCGGGGCATGAAGCCGTCGCCACTTGGTGACGTGAGGCCCCAGCCCGGGTCGGTCCTGCCATCAGGCCAGGCCCGTACCAGTGCGAGACCCTTGGGCCCTTCGAGATCGTTGAACTCGCCGGGCACGGCGTCGCTGATGACGTAGTCGTCAGTCGTCCACCAGGGCGTCGAGGAGTGCTGCATCGTCGTCACCTCCTTTCAGGGATTCGATGAAGGCGGTTGCCTCGAACTTGAACGATGTGATCACCCGCACCTTGCGCGGCTGACCGTTGATCCGCTGGGTCTTGCGCTCGGTGTTGAGCAGCGGGTTGAACAAGGTGATGACATCCGGTTCCGGCCAGGAGCCGAGGTCGTTCTCCTTCAGCCTCCATGACTGGAAGGCTGCGACCAGGTTCGAGATCGGAGTCCCGAGCAGGCCGATCACACCGAGCTGGTCGGTCTCCTCGTGCCACTTGAGGTACTGCAGACCGAGTGAGTTGGTGTGCATCTGCTCCAGCTGGAGCTCGATCGCCTTGGCGGTCGGAGCCAGCTTCTTGGCCACCTCGTCCTCGAGGACGTAGTGGTCGATGAGCAGTGAGAGGAACGCGCCGAGCGAGTCCTCAGCGAGCATGAACCGCTGGAAGCGGTTGTCCTGCTCGTAGACCTGAGGAAACTGGAAGCGCACCAAGCGCTTCTGCAGAGCCGGCGTCTTGTCCTTGGTCTTGGGCTCATGGTTGAGCCCCTCGATGAACAGCGAGTTGGTCTCCACTTGGGTAGCCGTCGACTCGTAGAGCTTCCTGATACCGACGGACTCACCAGCCACCAAGGTCTTCTCGGTGGAGGAGTCCTTCAGATAGTCGGCCCTGCCATCGAAGACGATGTTGAGCAGCTTGCCGTTGAGATCGAGCACCGCGGGTGACGACTCGGCCATCATCTGCCGTGTGACACTGCTGATGTTGTGGGCTCCGAAGATCCCACGCAGCATCTTGAGCAAGACGCCCTTGCCGTTGCGGCCTTCACCCAGGAGCAGCACGTACTTCACTGCCGACCATCCCGGCGCCAGGCTGGTAGCCAGGTGGTTGAGCAGCGAGTGTGCATCCTCCTCGGAGTCGAGCCATTCACAGATGACACTGAAGACCCGGTCCTTGTCCTCCTGCTTCTCGTTGAGCTGAGGCAGCAGATGGTTCGGCCGGAACTTCCCGGTGACGTCGACGAGCTGGCCCACCTCGTTGAGCTCGCGCAGCCCTGCAGGTGTGCGCACGAGCAGAGATGAAGCAGTCTCGAGTACCTCGGTGGCTGCTTGCGCCACCATGAACTCGAAGGACGCGAGCTCGCCGTCGGTACCGAAAAGCGTGTTGAACTGTGCGGACGCCACGCGCCGGATGTCCAGCCGTGACATGGGCAGCCAGACAGTCCGCTCCGGAGTCGGAGACACAGAGGTCTCCAACGTGTCGCAGTCTGCCGGGATGTAGGTGGTGTTGTGGTACCGGATCAGATTGAACGCAGTCGCCAGCTTGAACGATTCGTCAGCCAGCTTCTGCTTATTCTTCAGCTCGAGCACGAGTCCTCCTTTCGAGGGTAGATACGGGAGGGGCGGCAGCCGTGGGATGCTGCCGCCCCTCAGGGACGATCACGTTCTCTGGGCCTCCTGGCTCTGCAACTCCGCCAGCCGTCGCTCGAGAATCTCGCGCTCGGACTTGCTTAGAGTTGTCGAGTCCAAACGATCCTGGAGTCGTGTCATACGGGCTTTACGGTCATCGACCATGCGCCCCTCCTTCCGGTGTCGTGGCCGGCACGATGCCGACCCCGCCCCCAGGTCACGACGCTCAGAAGGATCCATCACGTGAGCACCACACGAGTGACACGCTTGATACTGAAGTTGGTGCTCAAGCCCCGAGGCATGATGCGACCAATGAGCTGACGCCGGAGACTGTCGTCTTCGGTGTCATCGAGGATGAGCAGAGAGTTGCAGACCTTGTCGAGTCCGTCGGTTCCTGTCGCAAGCGACGCGGTGCCAATGAGGATCTGGTAGTCGCCCTGACGGAACGCCTCGAGAAGCACGTTCTTGTTCTTCGTCGTGGTATCCCCTGTGACAAGGGCCCATGTGGCGGGCTCTTGAACGGAGTGCAGACGGGTAGCCAGTGCCTGCGCCACAGTTGAATGATTGGCGAAGACCAGGAGGGGCCCTCCTGCTTGACGCCACTCAGACATGACGAAGTCGTACAGATCTATCCGAAGTTTCCCGGAGTCGGTGATCATGGAGTGGTCGATGATCGCGTGCTTCTCCTCCATGGAGGATGCGATCATCCGGCCCCTCCGCTCGTTCAAGCCATAGAGCGACATCATGGGTGGATTGACCCGCGGGAACTTATAGTCCTTGATGGTGTAGACCAGGTCGTCCGGTAGATAGTCGACATTCGGCAATGAAGCCAGGAACTCCTCGGCATCCTTGAACTGGTGGAAGCCGGTGACGATCGGGTACATCCCGAAGGGATTCTGCTCGGTGGTGCAGTGGGCGTAGAGGAAGTTGAGGAACCCACCCTTAGTCCCTTGCGGATCGAGGATGTGCTGCACGCAGTACACCCGCTCCGCGTCGTTGTAGTTGGGAGTGGCAGAGGCCAGCACTATCGGTGCTTGCAGGTGCCGTGCGATCCGATCGAGCTTCATCCAGCCCTTACCGGCGTGACCGCCGAACAGGTGGAGCTCGTCAGCGATGATGGCTTGGTCCCGGCGAAGCTTGGTCCCAGCCATCCTGAACTTGGCATGTGACATGCACTCGACCTTGATCCCGAACTTCTCACCGAGATCAGTCCAGCCATCGAAGGTGCTGGGTGGTGTCACAACCAGCACGTCGTCCTGCTCCCACAGATACATCTGTCCGAGAGCAGTGACCGACTTGCCGGCGCCTGTCTTGTAGTACAGGCACCGGCGTTGCTGTGGTCCCGACATGAGCCTGGCCTTCGTCAGGGCCAAGTGCTGGTAGTCGAACCAGCTATCGAGTCCCGCCTTAGCAGCGAGTTCATCGAGGATACGACTCATGGCAGCCTCACGCAGTCGGAGCAACACCCGAAGGTGACGATCACTTTCTGGTCGCCAATCATCCCACCGTAGTGACCGGTGTGCAGGTCATGCTCGCAGAACTTTTTGCAGTTGTCGCAGCCCCGGTCCCATGCGAGGAACTCCTTGTGTGTGGCGTTCTCCGGAGGTTCAGTGAGCGGGATGAAGATGACGTCGAACTCCGGGAACTCGCTGCGGGTCTTGATCTCGTTGACGAGAGCCAGCCGCTGGTCGATCGCCGCGATGAGCCAGGTCGGAGAGTGCTGGTCAGACATGAGGGAACTCCTGAATCTGCTTGAGCATCGCGTGAGCGCGGGCTTGAGCGGAGACGGTGGCCCTTCTCAAGTCAGGCGCATAGGTCTTCTCCGTTACTTTGCAGGAGACGGGACCATCGAGCAGCGTGACAGTGACGAAGGTGCCGCCGGGCCGAGCATGGACTGAGATCCAGCGCTTCGTGGCCATGAGGTAACTCGCTTTCTGTGCGTGGTGGAGAGCAGGTGCTGCTAGAGAACTGTCACCTGCCATGGATAGGGAGTCAAGATGGCTGACACCACCCTGACCAGGAGTTGGTTGAGGTAGGGGTCCTTGAGCATCCCAAGCACCGCGATCCGAGAGGCCGACACAAGGTCCCCGTGATGCGTGGCCACCGGGAACATGTCTACGTTCAGCAGCTCGAGAAGTCGAGGCTTGACCACCTTCTTGATCCCTGTGTTGTTGAGGACCTTGGCGTCTGGCAGCAGCTGGTGCAGGTCATGGACCAGTGCTGTCATCTTGGCGTCCGTGTTCAGGTGTGACCTCGGACGGTAGCCCTCGATGAAGACGTAGTTGACGTAGACGGGAGAGTGAAGCATGGCCGCTGTGCGAGCAATAGCTATCGCAGGCTGGCGCGTCTGCACATCCCAGCTAACGAAGATCTGACACAGGTTGACCTCGAAGCGGAAGCTCACGATGCCGGTGTCGACCAGGCCCGGGTCGATCCCGGTGACAACGATGGGTGACATGGTGTTCCTTTCTGCCGGAGGCCGGGCCACTAGGTGACCCGGCCACACGGCTACTTGATGTAGCGGTAGTCATCCTTGACATCCGCGTCGAGTGGGAAGGAGGGCATGCCCTGGATGGTGGACATCAGCCGGCGAAGCGCGAGCTTCGCATCTTGGAGAGACAGCGGACCAGGTGACCAGTCCACCACGATCTCGTCGTGGAACTGTCCGACCAACCTGAGTTGCGGGTTGGCGTCGACCCATTTCTTCACGTTGACCAGTGTGCGGAAGAAGATCTCTCGGCACAGGGACTGAGTCAGGATTCCTGCCAGCTTGCCACCGTAGATCTCGTAGTACCTGCGCTGCTTGGTCTTCGGGTCGATGAAGTCCTTGCTCCACAAGGCTCCGGTCTTACGACTGGAAGGCTTGTAATAGCAGATGTTCCTGCCACGGACGTAACATCCGTGGAAGTAACGCCGCAGGTACAGCTGTCCATTGTCATCCCAGACAGAGATTCCGACAGACTGAGCCGCTGGATGAATGTCCTTCAGCGAGTCAGGCGTACCGAAGGTATCGATGTCCAAGCTGAACGAGTCAAGGAGAGCGATCGTCTGCAAGCCTTTGTTCTCCACAACATTGTGAAGCGCCCGGTCGAGTCTCTCCCAGAAGTCGACCGTCTTCGGACAGGCATCACGCCAGTCGTACACGATCTTCGTAGCCTCGGCTTCGGTGAGTTCGATGTTCATGCCAGCCGCGAACGACTGCACTGCACCAGCTCCAGCTTGATAGCCGCAGCTCAGCTCTCCGACTTTGCCTGCCGTACGTTGAGGCTTGGTCACCGAAGGGATCGGCACGGAGAAGATCTTGGCAGCCAGAGACTCGTAGATCCCGATGCCATTGAAGTAGGCAGCGAGCTTCCACTGCTCATCTGCATACCAAGCCAGGCCACGAGACTCGACGGACTTGAAGTCACCGACGATCAGCCGGCCTTGAGGATGTGAAGCGGTGAACACCTGGCGCAGGTTCTCCGCCAGGAGATCGTTGTCCCACAACACGGTGATGTCGTCGAGCTCCGACATGTCAGCCGGATGCTCGTCAAGTCGCTTCAGGTTCTGCAGCTGAGCAGACCGACCCGTGGTACGGAGTGTCTGCCCTGCACCACAGTGGACGTACTGGTCCTTGAGCAGATACTGCCCCGGCCTGTCAGGGTCGGGCACTGCTGTGTCGAGGATGACCTGAAGTTTCTTCAGGCTGCTGCCACCAAGGATCTGCTTGGTCTTGCACAGATTGAGCACAGCAGAGTAGTCCCAGTACTTGGGATCGTCGGGTTGCATGGTGTCCAGCTTGTCTTCGAGCCGCTTGCGCATACGCTCGAGGGGCTTCTCCGCAAACGACGAAGCACGGATGCCACGCTTGGCACACCATTCCTTCATCTGCTTGAGGCTGTTGAGATTGAGGTCAGCAGCATCAGGGTAGGAGCTGCGGAAGAACCACAGCGCCTGCTCCATGTTCTCCTGGTAGCGGCGCTGCATCTCCTCGACCAGTGGGATGTCTACAGTCCACCCGGTGTTGTTCATGTCCAAGGTGATGGGCGCGAATCGGCTGAGCTCGAAGTGGGGCTGAGTAAACCAAAATTTCAAAACCAAATCAAATCCCAGCTTAGCATCCCTGTCGCAGTAAGCCTCGAATAGTGCCAGCTCAGCAGGGTGATCAGTGAAGATCTCGGGAACGAAGCGTCGTGTGTTGTGCATCTCCTGATATGGGCCAGGCACACAGAACAGCTTGATCAGATCCCTGCCCTCGGCCATCTTGTCGATGCCCAGCAGCTGAGGAGCAGCGGCTTCGAGCCGGCTGCCTCCACCTGCTGCGCGTGCAACGACAGCGGAGTCAACGAACTTGGTGCTCGGGTAGTTCAAGCCCATCTTGCGCAGCACCGCTTGCTCGAAGAGAGCATTGTGAGCGACGATCTGAAGATCGTCGATCTGCTCCTTCAAAGCATGGACATCGTCAGGGTTAGTGACGAAGTTGTACCTGATGGGGCCCTCACTACCCTTGACGGTGCTAGCGATCAAGGGCTGGAACGTCGGGTCCTCGACGTAGCGGTGAAGCCCATGAACCGCTAGGTCTGTTCCGCTGTAGGTCTCGAAGTCGAGACCGATGTAACGGCTCATGCCGCCTCCTCTTGTCATAGTGCGAGGATCGCGTCCTCGTCGAAACGATCGGGGTAGAGCAGATCCATCATCGCCGGGCAGTACGGCCGGCCCTTGTCGCCTCGCCCGTGAGGGTTGGCAGGGCAGAACTTGCAGTGGTCCGACGGACCGAAGGTCGTGTCGCCTGCGAGGATCTTGGCCTCGGCTGCTTGCATGTCAGCCATGAACTGAGCGAGCGTGTTGGTGTCCACGAACCACGACTCGTAGCTGTCGATGGGCGGCTGCAAGATGTGCAGCGTGACGCCCTTTGCCTTCGGTGCCAACGGCGCAGCACACAGGGCGTAGTACATGGCTTGCTCGTTGTTCACCACGTCGACCGGGATCTTGCCCCACTTGTAGTCGATGACATGGATCTCATCCTGCACGAACAGGACCAGGTCCGGCTTGGTCTTGGGCTGACTGGTCAGCCAGGTCGCCGTGAACTCCTGCTCGATGAGCACCTTGAAGCGGCGGTTGCCGCGGAGGTCAGCGATGTAGGCGAGCAGCTTGGCGAAGTGCCCGATCTCTCGGGCGCTCAGTGCCACGATGGGCTCGAGCATCTCGTGCTTGCGGGAGCCGTCACCCTTGGCGCCGGCCATGTCATCCACGACAGGCGGCACCCAATTCGGAATGGCCAGGTCGAGGTTGGCCGAGGCCGCGCACGCAAGGTGCTTACCTGCCACGCTGGCACTCATTCGTTCGGTCATCTCTCAGACCTTCCTGCTAGGTGGAGTAAAGGGGGAGAGCCCGGCCACCACCGGACGTAGGTAGTGGTGGCCGAGCGACACGGAATCTGAACCGTGCCCTGTTCTAGGCTGAGACCGCGCACCTCTCACTTACGTCAGCCACGTCGTAGGCTGAACCTAGGTCTTGCAGGTGGATCAGTCGGCGAAGATCTCGTCGAGATCGACCTCGACACCGCCGCCGATCCGGTCGCCGTCCGCCTTGAACACCGCCGTGCTGGCACCGGCCGAGAAGCCGGGGATCTTGCCGTTGTGGTAGGCGTACAGGTTGACGGTCACCGCGACGTAGGCACCCGGGTACATCTGGTGCACGGTCTCGTGGATCGGCTTGACCACCGGGAACTTGAGGATCTCCGGGTCCGGGACCAGGAGCTCGCTCTCGTCGTTGACGATCGCCTTGAGGGCGATGTCGACACCCTCGTTGCCGATCAGCTTGATCGAGGCCACAGCCTCGGGCACCGACGGCGCCGTCTTCTCGTGCACCACCTTGAACGGCGAGTTGTAGATCGCGGTGGCACCACCGAAGTCAGAGCTGGTGATCTGCTTCGTGATGTCCGCCACCTCCTGTGCGGTGAGGCCACCCTTCTTCGCCCCGTCCGCCTCCTGCTGGATGCAGAACGGGAAGAAGGTGCTGGTGACGAAGTCCCGCAGCTTGTCGAGCTGCGGCTGCTCGACGAGCAGGTTGAACTCCGGCTTCGCCTTGTCGACCGAGGCGACCGGGTACTTGCCACCCTGGCTCCGGTCGAACGCAGCCTGCGCCGTCCACACGGGCCAGCTCAGCCGGCCGTAGATGGTGACGTTCTTCGGGTTCTTCTCCTTGGCCTGGGCCATGGTCTTGCTCCGTTTCTTTCGATGGATGGTGGTGATGCGTGACATCTGACGTGCCGGAAATTTTTTTTTCCGCTGATCAGATGTCGGGCTTGAGCCCGGCCCCTGCCTTATGTAGGTAGGCAGGGACCGGGTGCTTCAGCTCAGCTGGTAGCCGCTCGACCCGATGAGGATGGGCTTGACCGAGCTGGCCAGCTGGCCGACGACCTCAGCGAGGAACGTCGGACGATTGACGAGGCTGATGTCCAGCACCTGCTCGATGCGGCCGGAGCACGCAGCGATCACGGGCTTGGCGACGACCGACGAGTCGTAGTCCGCAACCGTGATCACGGTGCTCCAATCCCTGTCGAACAGATCCTTGAGCGTCTCGTAGTGCGTGCCGCCGTACTCGCAGTGAGCCAGCACGTCGTCGACCGAGTAGGAGCCGGGCTCCCAGTAGGTGGTCGTGTTGGACACGATCGCCATGCTGGCGTTGGCCTCGTAGGACAGGGCCACCACGTCGTCGATGATCCGCTTGATCGTGGCCGCGTTCATCGAACCGGAGACGTCGAGGATCAGCAGGTTCTCCTCGATGTGGGCGTGGTGCACGGTAGCCCGGTAGTCACCGATGGTTGGACGCTTCGCGTTCATCTTCATCATCGAGCGCATGACCATGGCGCCGTGCTTGCCGGGCAGCCGGTCGACGACCGACTCCAGCTTGGCGGCCACCTCCTTGATGGAGCGGGCCACCTCCACCTCGAGCTGCTTCCACACCTCGGGCAGGATCTCCCCGTGCGGAACGTCCGGGTTGACCGTGATCCCGCCGGCCTCGGCTGCCGGGACGATGGGGTCGTGCCAGTGGCCGCACTCGTCGGTGTAGCCGTCGAGCAGGTAGTCCTGCAGGTCGTTGCTGTGCTGCCCGCCCTCGGCGAACAGAGCCGACGTGAGATCGGTGTTGAGCACAGCGTGCAGCAGGGCAGCGAGCTGCTTCGCGTCCAGGTCGTAGACCTTGCCGAAGAACAGCAGGGTCTCGACGTCAGGCAGCAGCTCCTTCAACGTGTTGATGTCGAAGCGCAGACCCGGCTTGACCTCGAACAACGTGAGCGAGTGGTGCAGCTCAGTTGAAGTCAAGGTCGTCGATGTCGTCGATGACGGTGTCCTCATGGGTATCGGTTCCCTTCTCGTGGCGGATTCTCTCGAGCTCGATGAGCTGGAGATTGAGCTCCAGGTTGAGAGCCTGGACTTCGTTGAGCCGCACGTCACCACGCAACGAGACGGCTGTCGTCTCGTACTGCGGGTACTTGGCAGACTCCTTGCCATCGGTGAAGAACAGATACTGGATCTTGCCTTCAGCGTTGGCCTTGCGGTTGTTGGCATCGAGCAGCTCAGCCAGTGCGGGAGAGTGAACCTCCCGAAGCTGCGCCTGCCCGATCAGCTTGCGGATGCTGCTGCCCTTCAGCGTGGCCGGCGATGCCGTCTTGTTCTTCCAGCTGTCGAGCATGTCGTACATGGGGAGCACCTCGGTGTCGAGCAACGAGGTCATCTCCATGGACTTGGAGATCGCAGGCAGCAGCCCTAGCTGGTCGACGATCCGACGAGCCAGGTCGTTCTTGACCTTGCGATTGTGACGAGGGTCATCGACGGGCAGGTGCAGCAGCCTGTCCTCCAACGCCTTGTCGTAGGTGGTGGTGCTGTTCGACGCAGCGATGATGAACACCTTGGGCAGCACGAACCCACCGACCTGACGGCTGGTGATGATGTCGAGCAGCCCGTTGTACACCTCGGGGAATCCACGTAGGAACTCATCAAGGAACAAGATGTCCCCGTCCTTGAGCTGAGTCCAGAACGTGGCAGTCAGAAGCTTGAGCTTCATCTTCTCCTCGGTATCCGAGGGCACCGGCATCTGCACACCCTCGAGTTCGAGAGGTGAGATCCGTGCGACGTTGATGATGTGCAGTTTGCAGCCGATGGTCTCGGCCGCCAGCTCCAGAGTGGAGCTCTTGCCACAGCCCGGCGGGCCGAACAGGTGAGGCAGTGGACTGCGCACACCCGTAGCCATCGCCATGCTGTAGAGCTTGAGAATCAGCTCGAGCATGTGCTTTCCTTGTCTCGTCGCTTTCTTGGTGGAGAGGGGCCAGCCGCAGGGGCGGTAGCCGAGTCACGGCTACCGCCCCTGTGTTGCTCAGCCGGGGATCTGGTCGGCCGTGATGATCGCGGCGTCGCAGCCGCAGACGGCCCCCGCCGGCGCGGCAGGCTGCGGCTCGAGAACCTCGAGCATGTCGCCCACCCACACGAGGCGGTTGCTGTTGCCCTGCTCCAGGAGTCGGAGCACCACGCTGTCGTGGCTCAGCTTGATCATGCGGCCGGGCTTCGAGGGCTGACCCTCGACGGGCTCCTCCAGGACCACGAACGTGGCCGGGTCCAGGTCGGGCCGGCTGGCAGCCTTCTCGAACTGGTCCTTCGCCGCCTCCAGCGGAGCGAAGAACGCCTCGACCGCCTTGTCGAACTCGGCCTCGGCCTGGCTGAACGCCTTGTCGGCGTTGATGTCGTCCCACTGCGTGGTCGAGAGGGAGCACTGCCCGTCGACCCCGAGGATGTCGGTGCCGCGGACGAGCATGCGGTTGTTGACCAACCGCTGGGTGGTGAACGTCATGGTGGTGCCTTTCTGATGGATGTGGTTGCAACACACTGCTGGTGTACCAGCGCTACGCCGGAGGCGCCTCGCCGTACACCGTGACCGGGCCAAGCAGGCCCCGGTTCTTGGCCAGCCGGAACAGGCTGGCCAGGCTGGGAGTGGAGGCTTCCTGGATCATGGTGTCCAGGCTATCGGTGTCCACCGACACCTCCTTGGAGTTGGTCTCGTGCTCTGTCATGGCGCCTGCCAGACAGGGCGGACGAAGATCGACCACGTCGTGTTGGGGTGCGCGTCCTGGGACCTGCGCCACTTGGCACGGGTGTTGGCTGCGGCACGCAGAGCTGCCCGCTTGGTGGGGTAGAGCCCCACCATCCACGGCCAGGTCGACGTGCCCTTGGTGATGACGGCGCACACCGTGTAGCCGTAGCTCTCAGCCTGTACCAGCGCATCGAAGTCCGGATACGTGATCTTGGTGGCTTCGCTATACGCCTGCATCAGGGCACCTGCTTGGCAGGACCACGGACTTGACGCTCGGGCACCTCGACGACCGAGACGTAGACCATGTCCAGATCCAGCTGCTCATCACGGTCGTAGATTCCGAGGATGGCAGCTGAGTCCACGTAGTCCTCGATCACTTCGAGCATGTCGAGCTGCTGCTCGTCCGTGCCGTCGATGTCGACGGTGATGTTGAGTCTCATGCTTGTTCCTTCCTGGCTACTCGAGAGCAGCCATGATCGTGTCGAGAGCGTCGCTGTAGTTGATCTCCTTGTTCGCCTTCTCGAGCTCGGGCAGATTGTCCATGTCGATGTGTTCGCCGATCGCCTGGAAGATGCGACCGAGCAGCTGCTTGTCCGGGTCGAAGTGGTTCGACAGGTACAGCGATGCCTCGAAGTACCCGGTGGCCAAGTCGTCCTTGACCAGCGACATGTCGTAGCCGTAGCTGTGGTACTTGGCGTAGCGCCCGGCTTCACGCAGCCCGTTGTACTGGCTGATGAAGCCCTGCCTCCAATTGTCCCGCTTGTTCGGCATCATCGGCAGAGCACCGCTGATGTCCATGCCCGGGAACAAGTAGGGGCGATGGTCACGGAACGTGCCCGTGTCGAGCTCGTAGCCCACAGCCAGGAGACCGAAGTCGAAGGACTCCAGCACCTGGCTCAGGCTGGTGGTGGGGTGGCCGTCCTGGATCTTGTAGACCAGGTTCGTCTCGATACCGGACGGAGACACCAGACGCATGCTGTTCGTGTGCCACTGCTTCACACCCATGCGAAGCCAGCGGTACCAGACACGCTCGAAGCGTGGAGCGAAGGTGTAACCCTGGCTCACCAGCTTCTGTGTCATGGCGACTACGACCTGGAACGTGGGGCAGAACAGGTCGACGTCACTGTGCGCGTTGCTCTTGCCGTACGCCTGCTCGGCCACGAGTGACCCGGCCAGGAAGACCGGGTCACCCGCGAGACGAGACTGGGCGTCGGCAATGATGTCCGACGCCAGCATGTCAGTCGCCGGCCGGCGAGCTGTCGTCGATCGGCAGCGGCGTGTCCTCGAACACGGGCTCGTCGCCCAGCTGGGCGTCGATGGCGTCGACCTTGTCCTGCCGGACCTTGATCTGGTCGACCAGCTTGGCGCGGTCAGCGCGCAGCTTGTCGGCAGCCTTGGTCTCCTTCGCCGCGGCCAGCTCCTTGATCCGAGCGAGCTCGGCCTCGGCCTTGGCCACGCGCTGAGCAGGCGTGAGCATCGTGCGCTTCGTGCCCTCTGCCTTCTTGGTGGTGGACTTCACCATGGTGGTGCCTTTCTGTTGTGGTTCGCCCGGCTGCAGCCGGGACGTGTGATGGCTGCAACGAGTGCAGCAGAGTAGGCCGTACACGTAGTGCCGGCCATCGCAGTAGACCAGCGATCCTTCACAGCTTGCGCACTGGTCGAGCATCTTGTTCCTCGATCCATCGGCAGTAGCGGCGGCGTGCCTTGTGCTTGATGACTAGGTGCTTCCCGCACAGCGGGCAGGTCACCCATGCCTTCGGCAGCACGACCAGCGGAGTAAAGCGATGAGGTGGATGTGTCACAATCCACGCTCCTCGTTGTGCCTGCGGGTGGCGATGCGAGCCCGGCTGGCGTGCACACTCGGTTTGATCTTGCCGGTGATGAGGCTGATGCAGGGCTGACCGATCTCTGCCTTGCACTCCATACACGCCACTCTTTTGAGGTTGACCCGCACTCGGTGGGCAGGCTTGAGGTTGGGAGCAACAAAGCCAGTGACGTAGCCCTCGTAGTTCTGCCTGCCGACGGTGTGGCGTTCGCCGCGCTTGTCTCGGCTCATCCGAGAAGCTCCTTTCAGATGGTGGAGGTGGAGCAGAGGAGGGCCACTCGGTGGCCTGACGACTCAGGTAGACCGAGATGCAGCCCTCCCCCGCCTACCGGCCGCGGTTACGCCCCGCCGGCTTTCTACCTCAGGCAGTGGGACTCTCCCATCTGGTCGTTCCCGAAGCAGCTATCAGTGGAGCTACCGGCCGCCGCCCCGCTCGGGACAGGGCGACGGCCGGTAGGTCTAGCGCTGTTGGCGCAATCTGCGCAACAGCTCGGCATCCCGGTAGTCGATCCCGTTCTTGGACAGCCAGAGGCAGTCCTTGAACGTGAACCCCACGGGAACACCGTCCTCACTTGGAATGAGGTTGTCCATCGTGACCTCCGATGGTTGGGGAGCGGCTGGTCCGCTCGTTTCTGAACTGCTCAGTTGTCGGCCTTGTCCTCCTGGATGTGCACGGGTAGGCCGTGCCGCAGGCACATGCCCCCGAAGTCGGCTGACGGGAACGTCACCGTCGGGCAGGCCGTGCCGTCGTCGTGTACCCACAGCGGGTGCTCGTTGACCAGGGTCAGCTTGCCCCCGTTGGGGAACTTCACGACCTCGTCGGCCGGCACGAACGGGTTCGGGCCCGTTCGTGCCGATCCCGTTCGTGCCGTTCGATCCCGTTCGTCGGCCGGTACCAACGGGATCGGCGTGTCGTCGGTGAACGCGCCAAGCAAGATGTGCGCGATCTCCTTGTTGCGATCCTCGAGTTCAGCGATGAGCATGTCGTGCGTCATGGTCATGGACTTCACGGTGGTGCCGAGCTTGGCGTTGGTCTCGACGACCAGGGCATGAATCCGCTTGTCAATGTCACGCGCCCGCTCGAGCGTGGAGACCAGACCGTAAAGGTCGGTGTTCTGGACCGTGAGGTACTCGACGGTCTGCTCGGCCAGGCCGAGCTGGTGCTCCGCGTCGTCGAGCAGATGCCGACGGTACGCGATCAGCACGATGAGCGCGATGATCACGATGAAGCAGAGCGTTGAGACGATGTCTGCGAACATGGTGTTTCTCCTGTGAACGAAGTGAACTTCCATATTCAGTTGTTATTCAATTGTCTCTTCTCTTTCTATGAAGAGTCTTTCCTTTCCTTTTCCCTAGAGAGTTTCATATCTCTAGCACCAAGCATGGTGCGGTCCAAGCATGGACCGTCGTGCCGCAGCACGATGCCACAGACGTGGCTTGTGTGGAGTTAGGAGAAGAAGTAGAGAACGCTCCATCGTACCGATGTGGAGAGGTAGAGGACCAGTGGCTGACCAGGTCGTGGACCTGTGGATAACCCTGTGGATAACTCTGTGGACGAGCCTGTGGAAAGTCTCTTGACGTCAAGAATCTTGTAGTCGGTGTAGTCACCTGTAGTCACCCCCTAGGTGACTACGTGTTTGCCCAGGTCAGAGGCCCTTTTTCGGTGATGTAGTCACGTAGTCACCTAACTTCCTGGTGTGGCTGAAGAACTGAGCAGAAGGTTAGGAGTGACTACGTGACTACATCGGCCGTAACAGGGCTCTGACCTGCGGTAATACGTAGTCACCTGGTGGGTGACTACATGGGTGACTACACGCCAAGGCTGTTGCGCATGACGCGACCAGCCCTTGGCTGGTGGGAAGGGACGTCGAGCAGGGCTAGAGCAGCTGACCTGTGGATAACTCTGTCGCGATGCGACAGCGTTGAGCTGCCGCCGGCTGCCGTTGACACTTACATAATGTGCACGCACACGCACCTTGTCTTATGACGACCGGTCGCTCCGTAGCCGGAGCGCAAGCGTCACAAGACTAGGCGAAAGTGAGTTCAATTCGTATTGGTCTACTCATCACCGTGTGCACGCACAAACAAAAGTGTCAACAGCAGCCGAGCGGCAGCGTTGAAAAAAGGAGTGGACCCCAGGTCAGAGACCCGGGATCCATCCTTGACAGGTCAGCTCGAGTAGCGAATGAGCCACTCGTTGAGCCTTGCGACGACGTTGCCATCGGCACCGTCATCCTTGGCCTTCTGGACACGAGCAGCGATCGCGTCGAACATCTCGAGCTTCTGCTTGTCCACCCCGATGGTGGCCTCGTCGACCTTGACGTCGATGAGCTTGCCCAGCTTGGCGTTGTTGCCGTCCAGATTGTCGACCAGTCCAGCGAACAGCTGAGCCTTGATGTCGGGCGTCAACAGAGACATGGCTACGTCCTTCCCTTGATTGGATAAACCAAAAAGTCACATGACACAAACGAAACAACGGGTACCCCTAATTGCATTCGTAATGGGTTCCCCATATACATACATATACATGTATAGGGGGTATATGTTGTCTTGTTTGTGTCTTATGTATATTTAGGTACCTCCCACAAAAGTTTCCAGTGTTTCACTTGTTTCAGCAGAAACTTTCTGACGAGGACGTTGGGAGCCAGGAGATGAGTCTCCTGGACCTCTGTTACGTGTGATGGAGTTCTGACGCGGACTTCCTGAGCGGCAGTGTCTCTGGTGGGCGGGTCAGGCTGAGGAGGGTGCCCTTCACCTGGGACCTGGTGGGGACGACGCGCCGGGGTCGATTGTGGCTGTAGCGGAGCAGGATGTGGTGGTCTACGCTTCGTCTCAGACGCTGCAGCGTCACCAGCGAGAAGGAGTCTCCCCCGTGGGGTTCGATGACACCACCTTGAACGAGTACGAGACCCAGCAGGGTTACCCGGCCGCGCCGGCTGGTCTTCAGCAGCAGGCGGCTCGCCAGGCTGGTGGTGGGTTCGGCAACACGCTCGACCAGATCTATGGCGACCAGGGCTACAGCGGTATCTCGAGCACCTGGTACACGGGCCAGAACACCGAGGGGATCAACAACGGCTGGTCCACTCCATTCTTCGACAAGCTGATCAAGCAGAACGAGGAGCTCTCGGCCAGTGGTGGTCTGAACACGCAGTTCGACCGGCCGGATGCGACGGGCGTGGTGTTGTGGGATCACACGTCGACCACGCTGGACAAGCCGCGGGAGTACCACTTCGGCGACGTGTATGAGGACGGCAAGTTCCAGGGCAACGTCTTCAAGACGTTCGACCAGAACACCGCCAACATGATGATGGCCGACATCGCGTTCGATCGGGCCACGAAGACCGACATCCTCAGCGACTCTGACCCGATGGCACGGCTGCAGCTGGAGCTGGAGAAGACCCGGGAGACCAACAACATCGAGATCCCGAAGGCGCTGAAGGCGATGGCGTTCGAGGGCACGGTGCAGCAGCGTGAGGACATCTTCGCCGAGCACGGTGGCGAGGCTGCTGTTACGGGGCTGGGCGCGGTGGGCGGCGCGGTCACGACCGGCGCGGCGGCTGCGGGTGGCGCAGCGGCTCTGGGTACCCCTCTGGGCCCGGTTGGTATCGGTGCGTTCGCGGCCGGCGGCTTCGTGGTCGGTGGTGTGGGTGCGTGGTTCAACCGTGACGAGCTCCTGGAGCAGGCGGCACGGGCGTACGAGGTGACGAGCCTGAGCAACCGTGAGCAGTCGACGCTGGCCACGGTGGGTGTCGGGCTGCAGCAGTGGGGCGGCCTGGCGGCCTCGGCAAGCAGCCCGCTGACGCAGGCGTCCCATGGTCTGGTGGAACTGACGAGCGGCACCCCGGGTGACCGGGAGAGCGCGTACTACGCGGTGGACGACAAGGGTGACCCGACACGGCCGCTGTGGGCCAAGCCCCTGAGCCTGGGTGCGAGCGTGGCCGACGGCGTCATGCAGTTCGCCAGTCCGCTGAACCGCGGGATCTACATGGCGCAGATGGGCACGCAGGTCGGCGGCAGCGTGCTGAGCCTGGCGGCCAGTGGCGGTGAGCAGTTCAACCCGCGCGAGGGCGGCTTCAACAACATCTTCCGTGACGAGCAGGGCAACTTCGACCCGGGCTCCGGTGCGGCGGGGGTCCTGAACATCGGGATCGACGCGGTGCAGATGACCGGGATGTGGGGGCTGGCGCGCAGTATGGGCCGGCAGGGTGCTGCGGCTGCGGCCGGCGCCCGGCC